TGCGGTACACGAATTCAACACGGCTGCCTTTGATTTTCAGGCTATCAAGTAGCCGCCGATTCTCTTCCCGTAACTGGTCATTTGTCAAGGTCAATGTTCGGGCGGTTGCCGATGCCGTCTGCTGAATAGCAACGTAATTGCTGGCATGCCGTTCGGCCTCAGCCTTGTAGTTGCAGGACTGCTTACCCAAAATAAAAGCGGCAATCAGGGCTAAGATGCCCCAATGCCGCAAAAGAAACCCCGTCCAATTCATCGTACCTTGCGATTGTCAATGCGAAAGTTCTCAACACTAAAGTTGCCGTCTTCTTCAGCCTCAACAATGGCCGCACCGTGATTCCACTTGGTGAAAGCAAATGGCCGATACGCTGGGCGCAAATCACAAAGGCAACCTGTTGAAAAGCAAGCAACTCCTTTGCCGTTCAGGTCACTTTCGTGATGCTCCGATGTTTGATGGTTATGCCCAGCCAAGGTAGATGCCTTGCCACGCAAGAACAACCCACGTGCTGGGTTAACAGGGCTGAAGATGCTATCCCCGAATTCGTGGCCGTGAATGACGTTTAACTTGCCGAACTTGGCCACTTGTTTGCTGTCGATTAGTTCGATTTCAAAGTCATCCAAGCCAAGGGCCTTTTTCAATTGCAACCCGTCAAGGCCATGCAGTTCAGGTGCGTTCTGTAAGATGTAGCGTTCCCACCTATCCTCATGGTTACCAAGTTTGTAATACACATCAACACCAAGGTTAGAAATGCCCTCAAAGAAGTTTCTGGCCATGCCGACCTCAACAACTGCAGAAGTAATGGCAGGGTCTTTTTCCCAACGGCTAATCTTGGCGAAATCAATCACATCACCGTTTAAGTAAATGCCGTCAATGCCTGATTTAAACCCGTAATCAATAGCCGTTTCTAATGCCTCCAAAGAATGGTACGGGATATGTATGTCGGATAAGACCAATACCTTGCGGTGATGCTTCGGCAAATGCCAATCGGCCTTGCTTGTTGTTTCGCCACGCTGAATGAAATTGGCCATGTATTCGCTGGGCTTCATCTCATCACGAACAAACTCAGCACGAAGTGTGCCCGATTTTTTCGCCCACTGTCTATTAAAATCTCCTACAGTTCCAATGCGATACCTAATCGCCCTCCTTACACCGTCAATTTCTTTGTCGGTTTGGTCAAATATGCCGGGGTTTTCGGCCACGATTTTTCTTGCTAATGTTCGGGCAAAGAATCCCGGTTGCTGTTCATCAAGGTAAGCCTCAATGATTTCAATCTTTTGTTTACTCATGGTTTCCCTTTTTGGTTTAGCCAAATGTAGCAAAAATGCAATAGGCCAAACCTTTTTTAAGATTTCTTAACGGTTGCCCACCATTTTTTAGCATCGAAACAAGGGCAGGCTTTGGCAACATTCGGGAAGTCCCGATGCCCCAATACTTCAGCATTTGGGAATTGTTTCGCAAGCCTGTTCACCAATTCAGCCATTGCCTTGCGCTGTTCTTTCGTGCGGTTGTCCTTCGGCTTGCCCTTTTCATCAATGCCACCAATGTAACTGATGTGAATGCTATCGTGATTGTGCCCTTTCACCCCGTTGCTGGGCTTGGTGATCGGCCAGTTTTCAACCACCTTGCCGTCACGTTCAATGATGAAATGGTAGCCGGGTGAACGCCAGTTTAGCACCTTTTTGTGGTAGCGGTTGATACTATCTGCCGTTGCAGTTACTGCGCTGGCGGTCGTGTGTAATACAATGTGGTTAATTGGTCGCATCTTTAAATGGGTCTGGTTGAATAACTTCAAATTCGGTAGGTTCGCCAAGGATAGGCAACAGGCTTTCATCGAAGGCCATGTACCAAAACACAGGCTGGTTGTAACTTGCCTCGGCATACTCAACCCAATGTTGGGTAACGTCATCGGGGGCAACCGGTATGCCGTAGTATTTGTCGCAGTCGCTTACCGCCTTTTCTGCTACTTCTATCGTGTCAAATTTATAGCCTATCATGGTATGTTAAAATATGTTGTAATGCAAATTAATATCTGACTCGATGCCTATTCTGTTTGAGGATTGGTTTAATTGATAATAAACAAATTCTTGTATTCTACCGTCAAAAACACCATAAGTTGCCCCTCCGATTGAATATTCCGTACTTGAAGCATAGCTTGGGTAGGTGCCTGTACCAAATTTCAAAGTTAAAGCTTCGTTGATTCCATTTATAAAATAATCGGTATTTTGTATTACATTCCCATTAATTGATGTATTTGCAATGATTGAAGATAGAATTGGTGTTAGTGTTGTTGATTTTGACGAATCAATAGATGTGTTGGTATAAAGTCCGAATCTTTGTCCTGAAGTCAAATATGTATTTGTTTCAAACATATAGTTATTATTACCAATTCGTGATAAATCCCAAAATGGTAATCTGGCTGTTAAACTATCTAATTTTCCAACGGTAAATGTTGACATATAAATATTTGAAGATATATTCTCGTTTCTAATAAAAATATCGTTAGACCCGTCAAAATTCATTGACGGTTTTCCGTTGTCGGTTAAAATAGTACCATTAACAACAATTTGCGGTTGATTAATTGCGGTACCCTGACTTACCTGTCTACTATTTCCGCTTTGGTCATACCATGTGGTTACAAATCCATTCGTTCCTGAACAAAATGCGGTTAATGATGCTGTGTCAAGATTACCGTTTATGTCAAACCCAATATTTTGTTCGGCATTGTCGCTTGACCTTCTAACCCTAATTGCGTTACCACTATATGCCGTTCTTAATTTGCGCAAAGAATAAGCCGCTGCTGCATTAGGGTATAAATCTAAAAGCAATGGCGGCTGACCCCCAGCCATCATTTGTAACCTCAGCCTCCTCATTAAACCGCTGGTGTTATGATGTACCCAACATTAGTCCCTCCCATCCAAAAGAACACAATCAGGTTTACTTTGGTAAGGCTATAATCAATCGGCCCGAACTTTACCGCTGTGCCTCCAGTTACCACAATCAAAGGCGCAACCGTATCATCGTGATAAACAATTTGGTCGATGCCCCTAACCGCATTAGTCAGGCTAACCGCAATGTTGCCCGTTTCAGGTGATGCATACGTGCCGTATTCTTTCGGTGTGTCAAGGGTAATCGCAACCCCCGTAGTGGTGGCAACCGTGTTTTGCTTGCCAGCCAATGCAGTATCAACATAGCCTTTATTCGCCGCATCACTTGAAGCCGATGGACTTGAAAGAACGGTAATCGGGTTGTTGCCCATGTTCAGCGCACCAGTCATCGTGCCGCCCGAAGTATCTAACTTGCCAGCAAGGCCCGTATCAACGTACCCCTTAGTAGCAGCATCGGTGTTGTTGGTAGGTGTGCCAAGATTCTCAACCATTTGGCCGCCCATGTCAATATCCCCCGACATCGTGCCGCCTGAAGTATCTAACTTGCCAGCAAGATTGGTGTCCACATAGTCCTTGGTAGCCGCATCATCAGGCGCAGAAGGCGTAGCAAGGTTTTGAAGTTCGTTGCCGCCCATATCCAAGTCCCCAGTCATCGTGTCCCCTGACTTCTGCACCGCATTATTAACTTGGCTTAAAGCGTTGTTTGCCGTTGCAAGGGCATTATTTGCGTTGGTGTTTGCAGATGCCGCCGTACTTGCTGCGCTGTTAGCTACCGCCAAGGTCGATGCCATTAGCAGTTGCTTTGTGGTTTTCTTCGATACCCCAGCCTGCACAACGTACAGCAGGTCGGCATCGTTGCTGGTAGTCGCAGCGGTTAGTTGTGTTACCTTTTGGTTTGCCATTAGATTTCGATAAAGTCGTTAGTTTCTGTTAAAATAAAGTCACCGCTTTCAAGCAGTAGAAGGTCGGCAATGCCGGGACAAGATGCGCCCACAATGCAGTTCAGGTCACCCGTAATGGTTAAATCCACCTCAAGCATAGCAGCGGCCATGTCAAGCGGCAACCGAAGGTCGATGTTATCAAACACCCCGTCCAACGTTTCTGCGCCGTACTGCCGATTGGTTACAACCGTTTTGATTCGGTCAAGGCCAAGGGTAGCCCGCAGGCTTGGGATATTGTCAACCGTTACTGCCTTTTGAAGCGCAAGTAAGATGTACTGTTCAAGGTACTGCGTATCGTTCTGCCATGTGCTGCGTGTACCAATCCAGTGAAACTTCAGGGGGATAGTGATTTGCACCCGTTCTTTGTTTGCACGTACCCGATCCAGCAGTTCAATATCTTCTGCCCCGTTCTTCAACCAAAACGACATGCCAGTGCGCCAGTCAAATCGTGTGATGTAGTCAAGGTTGCCTTTGCCATCGTAAATAGCTGGGAAGGTGCGCAGGTTGCCGTCCTTACCCGTTTCTTCTACAAGCTGGCATAATGGCCTTGCAACTGCCGAAATGTTGGGCAGTCGTGCGTTCAAATAAGATAGAATGTCGCTTATCATTTGAACAAATCTACGACAATTTGCTCGGCCCTTTCGGTAAATTCTTTGCGTTCAGCATCCGAAAACTTGAAAGCATCGCCATATTTGTCTAAAAGCGCATCAACTTTGCCTTTTGGGTTGCCAGCGTTGTAGGTCATGCCTGTCGCTATAACAAACCCATTGTCGCTAATTCGCAGTTCAGGGTTGACAATCGATTGCAGATACATTTGGCTGAATAGGCGAAACAATACCATCTTGCCCCTACCTAATGCACGTTTGAATTCTTTGTAGCCACCTTCGTATGTGCCTGCTGCCGATGCTATTGGTGTTTGATTTCGGCTAATGCTTATCGGCTTGGTTGAATATTCAGGCTTAATCGGCCCGCCCCCAGCATCTAAACCTTCTTGAAACACCCGTTTGAACTGCTTACGGCCAATCTGCGAAGACAAACCTACAAACCGCTTGCCGTTAATTGCCCGTTCTGCCTTGTTCAGTTTGGCTATGTAGTCCTTGGTAGTCATTTACCCGTGATGCGGCGTATTTCGGCTTCAACTTCGCTAAGTAGTTCGTATCGGTAATAGCTATCAACCCCGTCAATATGCTTAACCCCATACTTCAACTTATCGCTGCCGTCATAGCAAATGGTAACTACAATGGCTGGGCTTTCGGGGTCAATCTTGGCAAATACAATATCGCCGGGCCATAGGTCGTTGACTTCAAGTAATTGGTTCACGTGGTCTTGCATGCTTATAGTTTTATTTTGCCAAAGAATGGTTTGTCGCTTACCGATTTGTTACCACGGCATGACCAAAGTTCACGGGCCCAGTAATTCGCACTACCTTTGCCGCTACCTTCGATGCCTTGCGACCTTGCGCAGTAGCTATCACCAGCAGATGTGCCGGGTTTAATTCGATATCCGCTTGCCCCGAAATGCACGGGTGGATTGTCACCGCATTGCGCTTTGTACTTTTTGCCCTTGCGGTCGGAGGGCCCGATGTTGCAACCTTTGTATTCTGCCATAGCCTAAATTTATGCAATCGGTTTGAAAGTGATGGCTTTTTATACGATACAACTTGTCATATACGGCACAAACACCACTTGTTTCTCCCCTTATATGACCACTTACCTGAAAATAAACTGCCGATTGTTGGCCTGAAGGTCATACCTTAGGCAGTCCAAGGCATCGGCACGCTTGTCAACCTTCGCCCGGCTGCCTTTATCAACACCGCCATCAGGTAACGCTTTCACGAATTCGCAATCCCTTATTAGCACCTTGCACTTGGGGTTAATTAGTATTTCATCGTAGTTACTGAATATGCTATTGCATAACCGCCGTGATTCTTGGTGGGGTGGGTTAGACCTTGGCACAAGTAGGTTGTTCGTGCTGATGCGCATCCTGTCCACAATCTCCGACCACATATTTTGCCCTACCTTGGCGATGACCGACTGCTGCCTACCTGAAGCATCCCCCGTTACAAAGTACAACCTGTTCTGCACTTGCGCTGGGGTTCGCCTGAAGATTTCTTCAACCATAGCTTCAATGAAGGTCTTGCCTTGGATATGGTCGGCGGTCAGCGTTATTTCATCGAAGTAGTGAATGAATTGTTTGCCATCTTGGTGTCTGCCCCGATGCGCTAAGATAGCCGTGAATGGGTTGTTGTTGAAGTCAATGCTAACGTAAACGGGCATGCTGGTGTCGTAGGTGGCCTTACCCCCAACGTGCTTTTGACGGTCAAACGAATAAAGCCAATTCAGGCCCGACATGGTAACCCGATTGGCCAGCACCTCACGTTTGAATGTCAGGCTGTCATACGTCTTTTCTAACTGTTCGATGTAGCCTTCGGGCAGATTCGCCCTGTTGTCATACGTTGTGCCGATCGTGTGCGCTATCTGCTTTTCACCCCATATCAGTTCGTCAATATCGGGATTGTCCATTGGCGGGGTCATTGTCCAAAGCGTTCGTGGAAACTTCGCCCCCGACATACGGCCCATAACGATATTCAGGCTATCGATGGCCGCATCTTGCACTTCATCACCCCAGCACCATCCCAGTTCAATACCCCGTATCATTGTTTCAATGCTAAACGTAATTACCTGCGCCCCGTTCATAAACGACCACACCCCGTTGTGCTTTTCAAACTTCGACTTGTAACCAAAGTAGCGTTCGGGGTCTTTATTGGCCACATAGTGTTCGCCTTTGAAAAGGCCATAGGCTTCAAGCACGCCGATGAATTCGGATAAGGTTGCCGTGTTTAACTGGCTGACCGTATTACTGAAGATGCCTCCCTTTATTTCGGGTTGATGAATGATGTTGTGCAGGGCCCAATGCGCCCCAGTTATGGTCTTGCCTGACCGAATCCCCCCGACATATGCATACAGCCGTTGGGTTTCGCTGGCGGTTAATGTTTCGTGCTGCTTCGGGTTTAAGTTATACCTCTTCATCGTTTTTCACGATGTTGAAAGTAAAGTTGCTTGGCCACTTGACGTTCTCCCGCTTTTCTTCGTGCTGCCTGTTATACCCCCTTGCCTTGCCTTTGCTGTTCAGGTAGAAGATTATGGCGGTTGTGTCGCCCTTGTTGATTCTGTCAATTAGCTTGTTTTCGACAAAGTCAAGTTGAATTTCGCTTATTTCGTTTACTTGCCGCTTGTATTCTTCATCGTTCTTCAACCAGTCATAGTGGCAATCCCTTGAAATATTGGCCGCCTTGCAAGCGGTTGTAACAATGCCAAGCGACTTTTCAAGGGCCTCCAGTAGCAGTTTTTTTCTATTGTCGGTTTTGTTGTTCGGCATACTACTTCATTGAAACATTAAACCCTCGGCCTTTAAGTTCATCGAAAAGGTCTTCTAAGGTTATGACATCGGCCTCCACAATCAATGTGTTAGCGTCTTGTTCTTCAGGTTCATCGTTGGGCATTTCGGCATCAAATCCCGGTATATCCAACCCCCAACGTGTAAGCTCCTCAGCATCCCATTCGTTGGCCAACTGCTCCCAATTCCAATCCCCAAACCCTACATTATCCTTTATCACAAATTCATCTTTTTGTGCATCGGTCAATCCTTCGGCAACCACAATCGGCACTTCTTTCCACTTCAATTCTTGCATTGCCTTTAGACGCATGTTGCCGCCCAGAACGGTCATGGTTTCATCGACCACTAAAGGACGAATAGTAGCCATCTCAGGAAACTCCACAAGCGAAGCCACCAACTTTTTGAATTTTTCATCCCGTATAAATCTTGGGTTGCGGCTGTTTCCCTTCACCGAACCGATTGGTACAAGTTTAACCATTTTTGATGATTTCGTTAATTAAATTTGCGAAGCTGTCCAATGTACGTACAATGTAATAACGTCCCCCGTTCGACTTTAGCATCTTTTCAAATTCTTTTTGCTCATCACTTTGGCGGCCATTACCCATTTTCAGTTCGATGCCGTGTAACGTGCCCTTGTAGAAAAACAATAGGTCGGACACCCCAGCGACTACACCCATGCCTTTCAGCACGGCCCCGTTTGATGCGTTGATTGCCCTGCCGTTCGTGTGCCATAGGTTGCGATATAGGTCAGGATAATACTGCCTGAAAAAGCGCACACAGGCCAATTGCAAAAGATGTTCACCGACTTTGGGCATATGGCAAATTTAGGCCATAAGTTTCATGTGTGCAAGTGTAACCATATGCAAGCGTTCAAAGTACGGCAGAAATGCCCTTTTGCCAGCGTTGTATTTCAAAATTGCGATATGCGATTTGGTAAACATGCCAAGGTCGTTAATGTGCTCACAGCCGATTTGGATTTTCGGTTGCGGCTTAGTCAAATCAATACCTTGCCAGTATGATTCGATTTCGGTGATGTTCATTGCGGCGGTGTGTATTTGCCCCAAAAAGCGTTGCGCATTTCATCGGCTTTGCTTGGCGGCGCTTCAACTACCCGATTGGCAATAATGCCCAACTTTTCGTAAATCTCAGCACGAAGATGGTCGGGGCATGGCACACCTTGTTCTTCGGGTTCGGCTGGCAAAACAACCTTTGGCCATTCAGCAAGCGGCATCACTTCGACCTCCCCCCGAAGGTCATCACCCGGCATGATAATCGTTTCCCATTTTTTAAAGCGTGACATTAGCCGTGCATCAGGTTGCCCATCAGTCCCGAATCTTGCCAAAATTTGGGACAACGTGTTGTTTGAAATAATGCCAGTAATAAACTTGCTATCCATTCGGCTTTCGATAATGTCGTATAGGATCGTGTTCTGCCGACCAAACGCACCGACCGCTTCATCTGCACCGACATCATCTAAAATCAAATGCCCGTACTTGGTTTTGTGGATGAACGCCAAGATGAATTCATCAGGGTTTTTCATCGCCGCATACTCACGAAATAAATGCCGCATGTTGTAGAAGGTAAACTGCTTTTCGGGTTGTGCCGCTAAGAATAAACGTGTGTAGATTGTTTTGCCTGTGCCCGTATCACCCGTCAAGAAAAACGATTTGTTGGTGTCAAATGCGGTGCAAAGCTTTCGCACGGCGGCGGCCCGTTCTTTTGTTAAAACCATTTTGTTTGGTTGAAATACGATGTTTGCCAGTTCAATTGCCCGGCGGTCAAGGGTTGTTTCGGTTAGTGTGTAGGTTTTCATGTTTACAATTTACTGTTATCAGCAAAAGAAAAATAGGTTTCTTCAGTCAAAATTACATGGTCTAAAAGGGTGCAATCAAATAACTGTGCTGCTTTTTGTATGTTTTTTGTTATTGTATAGTCTGCCTGTGAAGGATTTGTGTTGCCGCTTGGGTGATTATGTGCAAGAATAATCCCGTGAGCAAGCGTATCGGCAATGTATTTGGCTATTATTTTAATATCAACTACTGTGCCTGCTGTACCGCCTTGACTTATTTTTGCATATCCTGTCGTAATATTGCCACGATTCAGCAATAAAATAAAAAACGATTCGTAAATGCCAATATCATCATGATAAAATTGCCTAATAAATTGCTCTGCATCTTTGCTTGATGTTATTTTGGCTTTTGGGAAATCGCTTTTGTTCTTCGTAATCGAAAATTGTGGTGTTGTTGTTTTGTAGGTTTTCATTCTGCTAAGGTATAAAAAAATTAAAACGGCATATCAGGTGAAGGGTTGGCCAAGGCTTCTAAACGCTTGGTGCTTCGTTCTGCTGCTGCTATCGTTGCTGGGTCTAACCAAGGCTTACCTGCCGGCAAACTTGTTGATGTGCCTTTGGCTTGCTTTTCTTTTCTGCCATATAGCTGCGCCCAGTTCTTTTCTGCTGCCGACATTATTGCGGTGTACATTTCGGCAACCGTATGCCCTTCAATTTCTTTTTTTGAAATCAGCATACTTTGCTTGGTAATGACTTTTTTTCTTTTAAGCCACATCATCGTTACTTCACGAAGGTTTTCATCGGTTTTAAAATCACCTAACAAATCATTGCAAAAATCTTCACGGGTGTATGTGCTTACATTCTTATTACCTTCTTTAATTATTTCTTTATTACCTTCTTTATTATATATGCCCTGTGATGTGCCCTGTGATGTGCCTTCTGTTATGCCCTTTGATGTGCCCTTTGTTTGCCCTTTTGTCGTTTCTAAACCTTGGTAAACCGCCCAATTTACAAGGGTTACAAGCGAAAATTTACCGTGCCCTTTCCAAACGATTTCGCCACTATCTTCAAGAATTTCAATTGCCCTTCTAACTTGCTTCTTTGTAAGGCCTGATTGGTCGGCAAATCTTTCATAACTGGTAACGAATTGTCCAGCCTGAACGGTTAGTTTGCCGAACTTTGATTGCATGAAATTTGCCGAAAGCAGGCAATGAATAAAGGCAGATTTTACTGGCAAATCATGATACCATGCCCAATCTTTTATCTTACGATGAAGTTGAATGTAGCCGCACATAGCGTTAAAATTAGTAATGCCATGCCCCGAAGTCGCAAAATCCGGTAGCAATTGGGAACCATCCCTCGGATATCGCAGCCAACGGCAGCATGGCAATTTTTGTTAATCTATTCATTTGGCAATCGGCTTGCTACGGCCTCATCAAATATACAAAGAATCCGTCAAATATCGCACCATTCTGCACCTACTTTAATGGCCGAAACCATTCTCAGCATGTACTCAAATGCATCGTGAAACGGCATCGCATTGGCATTGTCTACTACTTCTTTGGTCATGCCTTCAATTGCCAACCAGCGGTCATCTTCTTGGTAGCCGATGCTCCATTTTTTGCTGCTGTAAATTAGCATAAAGTCGCTGTCGCTTATAAACGAATACCAAGCCACATCTTGCTGCGGTTCGCCGCCGAATTTTGACAATTCAAGGCTGTATCCATCGTCCGAAGGTGTGCAAAGTGGCCACATATCTTCGCCGATTACGGTTGTGCCGTGCCGAATCCCTTGTTCGTGCCGTTCGATGTCAGCACCGTATGGGTAGCTTTTAATGGCGTAGTCGAAGGCTACAATGGCAACGTGGTCTGGATAGTTTGAAACAAAGTCCACAAGGCCTTTGCCGTTCATTTGCATGGCCATCATAACTTGCATCTTTTCTTGGTTGTAGGCGATGCCGATTTCGATTAGTGATTTTGGTGTGTTCATGGTGTTGTGTATTAAAGGTTAAAGGTTAGTAGGTTTTGCCCAGTCAATCCGGTAACTTGAATTGTTGTGCTTTTCGATTTCAAAGCCGTTGGTTCGCAGCTTTTCAATGTCATCCTCAGCAATCGGGTTGAAAACCCAGCAGTACATTTCGCCCTGCTTTGCTTTGTCAAGGCACATGGCTTCGATTTCGGCCATTGTGATTCTTGGCTTTGATGTTGCCAAGTTGTAAAGGTGATTTGCGTAAATCATGGTGTTTGTTGTTAAGGGGTTATGCTATTTTTATTTGTTGTTCGATTTGGCCTCCATAATTAAAAGTATTTAAAACCTCTAAAACTTTCACTTCAATCTTTTTGCCCTTTGTTTTTTGCGCTATACCATTCACAATAGGCATCAGATATGGGTACATGCCACCTACTGGTTTAGCTCCTTTACAAAGAACCTTTAATGTCGTATCGCCTAAAATTGCTTCTGTCCAACACTCAGTATAATTACCATTAGCATTAAATCCGTTTCTGTAAAATTCTAACTCAACAATATCACCTACCTTTACGGTTTTTGCCTGGGCAATTTCTAATTGATTTTGCTTTTCAATTTGTTCGAAATGTGCAATATATTTTGGGTGATTAGTGATATATGGCATATCGTAATTTTTTGCACTCCAAAGGCAATATTTGAAGTCAAATTCCATAACTTCATCAATAAACATTCCAGCATATTTGCCTCCCCAAAAGTAATTGTTAGGCAAATCAAGTTTTTCGTTTCTTGTAAATGATTTTGTGCCACGAAGTTCGCTATCAATTTCAACATTTGGATATAGTGATTTCACCTTATCCAAATTGGTTGAAATGTTCTTGCAGTAATAGTATTTATGGTCAACACCAGTTTGGTGATGATTACCATAGCTATCTGTTCTGTATTGAGGAACAGCCTCGTAATTCCAAAGCGTATAAAATTGTGTTGCAAATCCAATAATCTGTTTCATGGTGTAAATGTTTTAGTGTACAGCAAACCTAAAAAGAATATCAATACGAAAATCGGCATTAACACTTTTTAACACTTGGCCGTAAAAAGAAAAAGCCCCAACCTTTCGGCCAGGGCAATTTCACACCTAACACACTATCTTAGAATGGCAGGTTCTCGCCATCGGTTTGCAGTTCAGGTAAACGGCCGCCGCCTGTTTCGGTACGCAGACCGCCAAGCAGTTCGACTTGGTTGACTAAAACCTTGATGTCGTTGCCGATCTTGTCGTTGCCTTCTTTGTCCTTGTAAACGTCCAGCACAGGCCGACCGCTGATGTACACTTGCGTGCCCTTGCTTAGGTATTTTGCAACCCCGGCTGGCTTGCCGTCACGACCGAACAGCGTGCAGCGAAACCATTGGGTTTCTTCGCCTTTGCCAACGGCCACCGAAAAGGTGGTGATGTCTTTGTTTTTGCCGACCAGTTCAGCATCTTTGCCGATACGGCCAATCAATTGTAGTTGTAACATGGTTTATTTGGTTTTGATTAGTTTCTTACGTTGAATTGCTTTGCTTACGATATGCTGGCCGATTTCTTTGCCGTCCATCGACAGCCAAGACAGCAGGTGCTTAAGGTCAGCCGCCCGGTTGGCGCACGTGCCGATTATCAGTTCGCCCTTCTGCCCGTTTTGGGTAATGGCAATCGAAGCGGTTGCCGTTTCTTTGTCGGGATAAGAACGTACAATAATAGGTACATCTAAATACGTTGGGCGAATCATTTGGGCCCAACTGCCGTCCTTGATTTGCTCAAAGCCAAGCTGTTCTAATTGCTCTTTTCTCATGGTTTTGTGTGTGTTAATGGTTAATAAATGTATTTGCCTACCCAAACGGTTTGGCCTTGTGAGTTTGTGGTTGTTTTTCGCTCAATCAAAATATCATCGAAATCATATTCTTTTGATATAGTCTGAGGGTTAGGATATATCCTTTCCACTTCACACTCAAACCCAACAGGCATCTTAGGTTGTTGGAGGGATTGGATAAAATCTCTTTCTTCTTCATGATCAATGTGTCCATTTCTACCATTTTGTCTATATCCAAATACAACAGCTTTCATTATATCCTCCTCTGTGTACTTATACTTCTCTTTGGCTTTGTTGTAGCCTTCTATAAAAGCATATACTCTTAAGGGTTCATTATCGGGTGTGTTTATAACATAGGCTTGTACCAATTCCAGAACCTCATCCTCAAGCGGTGGCAAAAGTGGCACACCTTCAAGAACAGGTGAGTTGTTGAGCGGTAGGTGGGCTATGATTTTTGCGTCCGATTGGGTAAAATTATGATATCCTTTGCCTGCAATATTAACGCTATTAGAATCGGATTCATATATCCAATCTCCCTCTTTAATCTCCGAATCATCTACTACCAGCAGATAGTTTTCGGTTTTGATAATGTTGTGTCTCATTGTTTGTGTGTGTTAGTTGTAATTAATTGACGTGAAGATAGGTGTATTTTTGTTCAAATCCAATTCTTGCATGACCATTTTTATATGCTCGCAAAATTCGATGCAGCGCATGTAGTATTGCGGATCGGCCAAGATTGAATCCTGCACAAACTTGATGCTGTGCATGACCGTTGCATGCTCGCAATTCAGCATCTTGCCAATGTCCTGAAGGCTCATAGACGTAGCGCATCGCATCGCAAACCTCATGGCATGCTTGAAATGTTTTACTTCACGAAACCTTCGCTTGCTGTATGCCGCTTCGTACGGCAACCCCCAGTAATCTGCAGCGGCTTTGATTACATATCGTTGGTGTTCGGTCTTTAAATGCATCTTAAAGAATTCATCGTTTCGGCTGTTGATTATCCGGTCAATTTCGGTGCGGATCTTCAGCAGCCTATCGTTGTCCTGTTTCAAAAGATAGCGTTCAAATTGTCGTTCAGTCATTGTAATTGCGGTAAAAGTTCAACTTCGATAATGTTGCGGCACATTTGTACCCGTTCGTAGATGGCATTTATGGTGGCTTCGTCATAGTAAATGTCAAATACTTTCAACCGATATTTGGCTGGGATATTGGTCAAATCTAACTGGATGCCGCCAAGTTCTTCAGGGGTCGGCATTAGCACGTACACCAACTGGGCCCTTTTAAGCCCCAACAGGTGCATGTACCCCTGCAGTTGATACCAATATCCTTTCGGTGGGTTTCTTTCCCACATTGGGAATGTGAAAACATCCCAAGGGCATTTGATGTCCACAACGGTGTTGCCGTGAATAACATCGGGCGTCCCAGTCAAAAACTCATTCTCAAAAAAGGTTTCGTTCTTCTCGGGCATAAACCAGTTCAGGTGCTGGCCAGCGAATTCAATGGCTTCATCTTCGACCATTCGGCCCTTCTCCATAGGCCTGCTGTCGATTTGCTTACGAACCCCGTAAATCTGCTCGACAATCCAGTCCTGCAGATATGAATAGCACGTTGCTCCGGCGGTATCTTTCCCCCTGCCATTGGCCATAATTTGACCAATGGCAGAACATCTTATTTTGAAATCTTGCATCACTTCAATTGTTTGGTGTAGATGTCAATTGCTTTTTTCACCGTGGCTTCATCCTTCGCCCAATGCTTTACAAATATGCAATCGGCATCTGCAAACGGGTTAGCCTTTTCTTTGCTAACGTCAGGCAGTTGCTGGCTGATGTCGAACAAGGTGTTGACCAATTCTTGCTGCGGATCGGGCAAGGTCAAAAAATCAATCACTACTGGGGCTGCTTGCGCCTGTGCCTTTTCTTGGCCGATAGCGTTTGCCACTTCATCTGCCGTGGCGAATTCAGTACCGCCAAGACCAAAGGCTGCCAATGCCCTACCGATTGCCGATGTTTCAGCGTTTTCAAGGGCCGATGTTTTGTTGATGCTGGATGCCTTGCGATATTCTTCAGCATGGCCAGTTGCTACCAACCGCCCTTCAGGGTTGAAGATGCTTGCTTTCATCACTACGCATTCGGCATCTCTTGTCAGCACCTCAGTTGTTAATGAATGGTCAGGGCATGCAGCCTTGAACTTTTGCACACGAAGAGCTACTGTTTCGTACTCCCTGCCGTGAATGTTTACTTTACCGTTGTTTTTCATGGGTTTTGTTTGTAAAAGGTGATTAAATTAAAAAGAACGTTGTTTGCTTGTCGCATTACCATTTTTCTTGGTATCAAAGGTGGCTGCGACCTGAATGTTGCGAATAGTATCGGCCTACCTTTGTCGGGCTTGCCGATAATTTGGATTTTGCTACCGCCAACAAGGGGCGATTCGATTAGGGTGATTTTCATGGGTATATGTGTATTAAAATCTATGGATAACTTCTACTACAGTGTTGCCGTTTTTTTCAATGATTTGGGTGCTGTTGCCATTTTCATCTACATCACTCCAAAAAATGTGCAAGTGCGGGATTTTTGGTTTGTCGCTATACGGATTAACTGTTGCCAATCCCGAATAAGTTAGATGTCCATGTTTGGGGTGTTTGATTTGCCAACCTTCTTCAATTTGTTTGATTTTTAACTTTTCACAAGTTGCCATAGTTATTTGTGTTAATGAAATTTGTACTGCAAACCTAATAGTTATTTCAACACGAAATCAACAACAAGTGTTAAAAAGTGTTAAAACAAAAAAGCCCCGATGTGGGGCTGTTGTGGTTGTGTTGGCTATGTAGTAATTATTTTTTGCTACTTGACGTGCGGATAAATAACATCTTCTGCTTCGATATTCATTTTATATCCATCAACCCAAGCAGATGCTTTTCGTGTGCCATGCATTTGAAAGCTATCGCATTCTACAGTTGAAACACCAGAACTCCATCCGCTTCCATTTCTAACTATTAAGTGGCATTTTCTTTGCTTTGTTTTGTTTTGTTCTCCACAACCGAAAAAAATAACAGCTACTAACAGCATGTAAGCAAAGGTGTGGCAGTAAATTGATGGTTTCATATTTTGTTTTTGATATTTACCCCAAACCTACAAAAAAAATCAACACAAAAAAGCCCCGATGTGGGGCTGTTGTAACAAATAAAGTATTAATTCGTTTCTAAAGGCTTATTCTTTGATTTTCGATACAATGCCCTTGCCCTTGCGAATTATGTCGTATAACCGCTTTAAAAGCGTTGTGCCTGTCATTTTTTCGATATTCTCATCTATGCTTTTGAATTCAATACCGATTAAGGCAACGCCTACCGCCTTGGTCAGTACAAAAGAAGTGTTTACAAAATGGCCAAGCAGGTCGCCAACGATAAAAACATCCATCACGAAGAAGGTCAACACTACGCTTTGATACATAACCATTTTCCAAACCACTCGGCTTAACTTCTTACTTTCGATTTTCTCCCCCGATTTATGGGCCGCCATCATGCCAAGCAAGGTGTCAAGGCTAATAAATGCGCCAACGGCTATCATGATGCCAGCAACTGGTGCAAAAAATGCAAGTATTGACGCTGAAATGTATGCAAAGGTAGATTTCATTTTATGGGATATTTACACGATTCACGACCATTGGGGTGCAAGTGTAGCACCTATCATTCGGCAACCGCAAATTAGCCAACAAGGTCTGCATTTCGGTGTTGTAATACTGAACGTAAAGGCTGCGCTTTTCGTTAGCATCTTCTTTGTTAATCGTGGTTACGTTGTTAAGTCGGTCGCTGAAAAGAATTTCATCCATCAACTCAACACCAGAAGCGTATAGCATGGCCCTACGCAGCCGATTTGAAAACTGACAAAGCCAAGTATTGTCATCGCACTCAATCGAATAATTCAGGCTAACTCCGTGGGTATATCCAATCCCTATTAAATTGGTGTCAGTCAAAGAACCCGTTTTGCTGGTTTCGACCGCCCTTGTAAATAGCAAGTCGCTGAATCTTGACCTGCGCCCTTTGGTGCAGCTTGCGCACGATGTAGGGTTTATCCAAGTATCAAATGCGGCAGATAAGCCAGCATCAACCGCAACCATTAAATGAAGGTCTTGGCCGTTTGTAGGGTAGCTTTTATTTATCAGCACCTCGGTAATCTGCCCAGCAACTGAAGTGAATGGTATGGTATCGATAATCGTGCCCTGAATAATATCAATAATGTAGATGTTATCGGTAGCCGCCCCAGCGAAGAATATTGAAACGCTGTTTAGGTTGAATTTAAGATATGGGTAATCGCTAACCAATATCTCAACCCCAGCATATTTACCAACCTTGGCTGCATCGTTTACCTTGTTCTCATCAAAGTAACCAATCGTGCCCTTGTCAACTACCGAATTAAATCGCCCCTTAATGTCCATAAATGACCGAAAGTCGCTGACAATCTTATCCCCGGCACGTTCAACGGCCGCAGTCATTACATCGTAGCCGCTGGATTGCTGGGCATCAGAAACATAATCGGCTTGGTACAAATCAAAGCCGGGCAGCGTAGCCAATGACACCTTGTTGCTGGGCGTTGACGTGCATCCATCGGGCACGAATATCAAATCGGTTAGACAGTTTGTTGGCATAATGAAAAATTATCGACCACCACAATTACACCCTCCGGGCCGTGATGTCGGTTTTGGTTTTGGTTTGTATTTCATAGGCTAAAAATAAGGGGGGATTGCTCCCCCCGTTATTTGTGAATTGCAGGCAGATTAGGTTCCGATGAACTTCAGGATACCATTTACACCCTCCAAGCGGTCACCAGCTTGGTACATGTCGGCAGGTAAGAAAATGAAGTCGTGGTTCAACGCAACTTCAAAATTCCAAACCTTGCTGTCTGCACCGTTGCAAGTGTATTCCGCACGGTAGTCGAAAGTCAATGGCAAGTTCGGATCAGGATGCTGAAGCGTACCCTGAACAAGCGTGCTGTCGTTCATCTCCAAGATGCCTTTGAATTCGTTGAACGAAATCATTTGAACGGCACCGGGGATGATAGAATAAGCAGCAGTTGGGGCTGTGTCATTCAGCTGGATTCTGCGGTCGTAGCCATAGGTAATGCCAGCTTGCTGTGCATACAATCCGGTTGAGAAACCGTCATTGTTGAAGAATGCACCAGTTGACGCTTGCAAACCTTTGATGTACTTCCACCAAGCCTCGCCACCGAAAACATAAGGCATTGAATTGAATTCGTTGGCCATGTTCTCGAAAGCAATCACCTCAGTAGCGTCCATGTTGGGTGCACCGCTGGTTAATGCAGTTATGGCGTTTTTGCTGGTTGAAGTACCTGCTGGGTTGCCATTGTCAACATCCGAAGCGAAGTTACCGCTATTGGCGATGATTTGAATGGCAGCGTTGGTAGCAACTTTGCGTGCCAAAACATCCATCATTTTAAACACCTCTTTGGCGATGTAGTTGGTGTCGGCCTCGCAACGCTCCTCAAGTTCGGATGCGGTCAATTTGAAACCAACGTGGTAACCGTCAGAAGGGGTAAGTGAATACAAAACCGAAGTTTCGCCATCGTTAGACCAAGTGCCGCAGGTTACACGACCTCCCTCCTGAACCATTGATTCAAGAAAACGCTGGCCATAAACTACCTCAACTGTTTTGCGACCGTGGTCACGAAAGTTAAGCTGGTTTTGGATAACGTCTGAGCGGTTAGGCGCAGAAAGAATGAAAGAAAGCAAGGGCAAAGGCTCTGCTTTTAGATTGTCAACCCCGAAGGAGTCGAAAAGGGATAGCTGCACGTTTGGGCAAGCTATGAATGAAGATAATGCTGACATTGTATTTGTTTTTTTGTTGTCAAATTGTTTGTGCTGCCTACTTTTTCGGGGGCAACGTCACCCGACAATGCGCCATTTGGGTTCGGCAGCGCAGCCGACTTACACAAATTTACCAACAATGTATCAAATGCATTGTTTTTTTTACCAATTTTGCTACATGGATAACGAAATACCACAACCAAGCAAGCCCGTCATCACGTTTTTTGACCAATACGGGGGCAGAAATTGCCCTGACGGCGAACCGACCAGCAACTATCAATGTGCACCAAGGGCACATCACAATAGCATCAAGGCATCATACAGCAAACGCATCGAATTTGCCGTTGAAATGTACGATGAACTGCGCCGGCACGGCATGAATCGGTATCAGGCGGCCACCGAAGCGGCCACGGCCTACGATATTAACGAAGATAAGTTGCTGCGGATTGCAAGAAAAACGCTATAATGGGGTAAAATTACCGCCATGCCGTTCAAAAGTGAAGCCCAGCGCAAATTCTTGTATGCAACCAACCCAAAATTGGCTGCCGAATTTGAAAAGAAAACCCCAAAGGGCATGAAGTTGCCTAAAAAATCGGCTAAGAAGTAGGGGTTATTTCGCCCTCAATATCAAGAAAGCGGTCAATCGTGTTGATGTGAAAGCCTGCGGTCAGCAGCATGCCCCGTAATGACTGAATAATATCCTCAATGCCAGCATCGTTTGGCAGTTCGGTTGATACTTCAATATCGTAGCTTCTAATTGTAATTTTCATTTTGTCGTGCATGGCAGAATCTTTTAATCAAAGCTACAACTTTTGCCACTATTTTGATTTACTGGCAATTTTAAGTCCCTCACCAATGGTGAGATAATTCGCCAAAAGGTAAAGAATAATTGACCTTTGGCGAAATATACCCTATCGGTGATTGGTTCACATCTATTGGTTTTGTATATACCCGATTGGGCATAAAAAAGCCCAACCGAAGTAGGGCTGTTGCGCCTATACATTTTGTATCGTCTCCGATATAGCTTATAGGTGGTGAATCAAATGTTACATTCTGATAATAGTTCTTGCCACATTTACAGCAAGTCCATATATCATCAGTTCCGTAAATACCATTTCGTTTCCAAAAGTGCAAACAAAACAAACGGCTTATAACACTAAATAACCACCATTTTTTGCGGTAGTGCTTTATCCGAAGTTCATCTTTAAAATCAAGTTCGTTGTATATCATAAGTTTAATTTTTCAAATCAAAAAACGAGCGGTTATTTCTATCCGTTAGCGGTAAGCCTACAAAAGCGACTTTGGCGACAAATCATCCTTATCCTCATCATCAAATTCCTTATTGTAAACAACCTCTAAACTTTTAAAATGCTTGATACATTCTTCTGTTACTTGCCAACTTTCATACATTTTTTCAAACATTGCTACAAACAATGAAGCGTCATCGTGTTCGACAATTTGACTTACTCGTTCAGCAAATTCTTCAAGACTAAGTTTTTCTGTTGTTTGCAGATATACTACTTTGTTATTTTTTGATTTTGACATTTTTATTTGTGTTGTGACATTTGTTGTTAAATAATAGATAGTGCATTTAATCCGCCACTGACAGCAAGCGACAAAACATTATTTACACCCCAAACCTACAAACTATTTCAATACACAAAAGTTAAAATGTGTTAAAACAAAAAAGCCCCACCGAAGTAGGGCTGTTTAATCAGTTCAGGCTTTTCAAATGCAAAAGTAAAATCACATTATAGTGTATTTTATTGGTCTGTATGTTCTGAAACGCAAGACGAAACGGGTAAAATCACATTATAGCTTAAATCCGCCGCTTAGATTTTGATACCTTGGGCCCTTGCCTTTGCCAGCCATGCCTCCTTGGCGGCGGCAACCGCCGGGTTCATTTCTTTGCCGTTAACCGTTGTAGCGGTATTCGGTTTGCCTGCCGCACCTTGACCGCCATTGTTCAACTTGTACCGCTTGGTGTCTTTAAGCGTCTTTTCAAACAACTGTTCAGCGGTTAATTGCGAAGTCGTGCCGCCTGTAACGATGTTGCCCTCCATGTCATAAACAAGCAGCTTGCCGTTCTCCTTGCGAAAATCGTACTTGCCTTGGATTTGCGTCAGCCATACACCTTGCTTAACAATTGCATCTGCGTCATCAACCCAGTTGCTGGCATCAAATAAGCGTGTAACCTCGGCCTCGGTTTGCGCTTTTTCAAGTTGTTTAATTGCATCCGACTTGGCATTTTCAACAGCGGCAAGCAACTCGGCCTCTTTAGCCTTTGCCGCCTCGGTCATTTCACGAAGTTGGTCACGTTCTTTTTTGATTTGCTCAATGTCAGGCTGCGATTTACCAGCCTCAATGGCTGCGGCCAACTGCTCGTTTAACGATTGCATCTTGGCTGGCACAAGTTCGACCAGTTCATCGAATGACTTGCCTTTGCCCTCATCACCAATCAATGCCTTTAGCTTGTTTTCAGCCGTGCCCCTTGCTTTGCCAAATGTAGCGTTGATTTCTTTCAGGTGGGTTTCCCTGTCGATAAAGCGTTCGCCAAGGGCGGTGCGGATCGTGTCCTCGTTGGCATCTTCGGGTACTTGGATGCCTGTTAGTTTTTCAAAGATTTCCTTATTGATTTCCATCGGTCGTTGTTTTAGTGGTTTTTGTTTTTTTGCTACCTTCTAACTGCGCTTGCAGTTCGGCAATTTTCGCCTGAAGTTCGGCCTCCTTGCGTTCGGCATCGGTTAAGCGGTTTTCAAGCGAAGTCATTAACTGGCTTTGCTGTTCGGCTTGGTCGATAAACTTGCGGTCAATGTTGTAGCCGTTGAAGTTCTTGGCCTCCCAGTCCTCAACAAGCATGTAGCCCAATGCGCCAAACTTGGCTTTCATTTCGGCTATTTTCGGCCATGCCCGTTTTGGGATTTCAAGTTTTCTGCCGAAGTTGGCAGGTTTGCCGGGGTTATGTGTCCGCTCGGCTTGGTGTTTTGCCACACGGATAAAGGTGTAGCTTTCTCGAATTTGCGTCATATTTTAGCGTTTATTACGCTAAGTTAAGTTGTTCGGCTGACTTAGGCAAATCCACCCAATGCCGCTTGACCATCAATTGGTCTGCTTGTAAACGGCTCGGCAATTGAAGTGGCAATCCCAAGAACTATTTCACGTTGCTGCGCTGTTTCTAACTCATCAAAGTTTTCGTTCTCATCGTATGCCTGATTCAAGATAGTCACGAAACTATTGTGCAGAATAACCTCGGCCTCTGTTGCCGTGCTGCCCAACATGCCTCGAACGGTCAGGTCATCTTTTGACCATAGCCTGTCAAGTTTGATTTGCAGTTTAATCATTTTCTCAACCTTGGGTGATGCGTTAAATCTTGTACCGACATATTGGTAAAGCAAAGATGCGACTGCGCTGTCCGGCAACGACTGTTCTTTGGCTGTGCCGATTTCGCTGGTAATGTCCTCGTAGCTTCTAAAGTTAAACGATGTCGGTACTTGAATGCTTGGCTTTTCAAAGGTCGTACCATAACGCATCCAGCCAATGGCCTCGATTGCCATATCCATCAAAGCAAATAACTCACGGGCGAATTGCACCATAAAGGTCTGCCATTCTTCTTTCTCAATTTGCTTGCCAGTTGCCGTTGCCGAATTAGCTTGTTCGGGCTCGAAGAACATACCAAACGCTGACCGCCGTCTTGCTTCAATTTGGTCGCTGGTGTACTTTAGAATTTCGCTTGGGGGTGCAGCAAACTGAACGGGCGGCGACATGGCCAGTTGATTGGTTTCGCCCATTCTGGTTGTGGCCGCTACCTCGTATATCCCCGTTGGGCTGTGGTTTAGGTTCTTGCCTGTGCCGTTACACTTGCCGCAGGCAGAATAGCCGTTTGATTCGTTGTTCCAAACCTGACCGCCATCGCAGCCAGCGGCATCGCATCTATCAACTACGGCAATAATAATCGGGAAAGCCAAACGATAGGTTGACATCATTAAATTACTTTCCAAGCGAATGACCGTGTTTAAGTGTGGGATTGCATCGGCAAAGGCAGACCGATATAAAACCTCGCCATCCTTCATCTCAGGCTTGCCGCCAAGTTTCCATGCTGGCAGATACCCCCAGCCATGCCGAAATACTTCGACCACTTCAAAGGTCAGGTTACCTTTTGCATCTTTGCCATTAACGTAGGCTTCGTAAATAGATAGCTTATCAACGTACTTAAAGCCCATTTTATCACCGTCCTTGCCGTTCCAAAGTAGCGCATACTCCCCAGCCTTGTAGCCAGCGATATACTTTTCCTCATAGATTTTGGCAACTGGCGAAATTAACTCGGACTGGTCAACCACTTCGTATTCGTTGCCTTCTTCATCAATGGCCGTTTTCATCGGCAGATATTCAGGGCAAACAAGTAACAACTGGTTAGGGTAATTTATCTTGCGCTCACGAACGATGTCGAAAAAGTAGGCTTCGATGCTGTAATACTCAGGGTAAAGCCCATAAAAATACTCCTTCTGCTCATCATTCGGCCACTCAATAGAATAGTTTTGACTATTGGCAACGGCCTTGGTTCTGTTCAATGCCCGATTCCATTCGGTGTTGGTCGTAGGTTCATAAAGCCCCTTTTGATATTCCCATTCTTCAGGTTGCTGGTTTGGTGCTTTTGACCGAAGGATTTCGTAGGGAAATTGGTTGGCCTCAGCATGAACACAAACGGCGTTATGTTCACGGATCGTGTACTCGTATATTTCGGTGAACTCAGGTAAACTTTCGTAGTATGCCTCAGTTTGAAAGGTCTTATCGTACTTACTCGGCATCCCAATGATGCTGCGCTTTTTACGAATTTCTTTTGCTGCGTGGTCAATTAGGGCGAAAATATCTGCCATGTGGCTTGTTTTTTGATAAAAATACGCAATCTACCTTATATGCTTCAAAAGTTCTTTTAATGGTAGCCTAATGACCGCATCGGTGTAGTCGTGATGGCCAGCCAAAATCAGGCAATTGCCATCGGCATCAATCTCCAAATGGCTTGGGAATGTCACGAAATCCAGCATCGGCTTTCGCCAAGTATGCGGTGCTGGGGGTATGTCTTTACTATCCACAAAAGTAGCCTTCCAAAGCGGCGTTCTTGACCATCGCAAAGCCTTGAACGGCGGCTTGGCCTCCAACTCCATAAGCCCGGCCCAGTATAAATTGATAGCGTTCACCCTCTGCCGAACGTGAAAGATGGTGTAAAGTTTACCGCCATGCTCAACTAACTGTGTGCCTCCCCTGATATGCCCCCGTGTCAAGGTCGGTATTTCGGTTTGGTATTCAGCAATTGGTTCGCCAAGGTCATACTTAACAACGTGGCCGGGCGCATAAAGAACGTGAAGGCGCCCATCGTAAACAAACGGTGACCAGTTTTTTTCTCGGCCATCGTGGTCTTTCGGTCTGCTTGCTGGGGGTTTCATCTGCCAACATTCTTGCGTGTCGATATACCCAAAGTACATCTTGCCCCCATCGTTGAAAACTAATGCTGGCCGCCCGTTAAACTCAAAGCATCGGGAATCTTCGGCATGCCCGTTTTCGGTCTTGAACTTTAGCAACTGCGGTGTTGAAAGGTTGCCGTCCGCCCAATCCATAATCGCCAATTTGCGGTCAGTAAAAAACTTGGGTTTGTCAAGCCTTACAACATACTTGCCCTGAACAATTGACCCATTGAAAGCGTTAGTGAAAGGCTTGGGTGCAGCCTTGCCGTATGGTAACAACTTCATCTCAGGTGTCAACGCTGGCACAATAGCATCGTAGTGGATCCTGCGAACATCGGCCGCTGGCTTTTTGGTCGGCTTGCTTACGGCAAACTTGGCCTTCATCAGGTGATGCGATTTGCTGGCGGTAGAACTGCCGTACAATTGTTTTTCACAATAGGCCACAATCCGGTCATACATATCATAGGTGTATCGGGCTTCGGTGCTGTACTGCCCATAACACCCAACGAAGTAATGGCTTTTTCTCAGTTCGCCAATGTCGGGCCGCTTGGCCTTAAACTGCACGGGCAACATCCCAAGGTCAGCGTTTATTTGCGTTTGAGCCAAGGCCACATTGAAAGCCAATTCATCGGGGAAACTATGCCCCCAGTGTTTCGTTGCCAAATGTTCACGGTAGTTCGCCTTGGCGTTCGCCCAAAACTTGGCAGCCTTGTCGGTCTTTCGCCAGTAGATGAACGAAGAATTGATTTCAGGTATTTCGCCTTCACTTGGCAGATTGTATTCGGCCTTCACATCAGGCAACGGCAACCAAAGGCACGGCCATTTGTCGGCAGTTAGCGGCGATTTGCTAACCACTTGCGTAGCAATATCAAAACCAGCGCAAGCCTCCCATAAGGTCTGCAGTTCTTGTACAGCCACGCCATCAATATCAAGGTACATCGTTTCATCATACGGCGAATAAAGGTCTAAATGCAGTTTAAATTTGCCGGGTGCGATTCGTCCAGTAGCATCGTTCAAGTGTTCATTGTTAATAGAAACAACCTTGTCGATATACTTGCGTTCACGTTCAGGCAGTAGGTTAATATCACCAACAATTGAAATGGGTACGTCAGGTGAAAAATGCGCCAGCGAATTCACCATATTTTTCGCCCATTGGCCGTAGCTTGAATTGCCTGATAAGAAAATTAAATAGCCTTTTTTCATGGCTTAAAGGTAAAGAAAAAGCCCCATCGCTGGGGCTGATTCGGGTTCTAAAAATTGTTAGACTGCAAAGGCACTTCAAAAAATTTGCACTTTTCTTTTGGCACATGATAAAACACGTCAGGGCCTTTTGTGCTATTTCGATTCACTTCTTTTTTTGTGCAATATTCATCCTTAAAAATATGTTGTGAATTACAAAGAACAGCACCCGATGTTTCGGCACAAAGTATTACATACCAAAAACTGACTGGGTATTTCGATTTTCTTCCCAAGAAACTGACACTTTCAAATTTAAAATCATTTTGGCAAGTAAATTCATAGCCAACTTTACATTCAACTTCAAAATAATGGGTTTTGCCATTAAGTTCACATATAATGTCAATGCTGTAATTTTCTTCTTTATCGATAATTTTAAAGCCCTTTGCCTGTAAAAAACTGCACAGCCTTTCTTTTGCAGCCTCATCGTATTTTCTATAATCGTCTTCACTAAATGTAGATACCTTCATTTCTAAAAAATGTAACTATATAACTTTACTTTTTACTCATTTTGTAAAGGTGTGGCTTGACTGGTGTAGGCAATCCTAAAGCCCACCATTATCCAAAATCCATGTTAATTTATCGACCATAAATTGCGCTTCTGAACGCTTGCCGTCCCAATAAGCATACTGTGCATCACCCAGTATAAAGAAATCACGGTTGTACTCAAATGAAACTACCCTAAGCTCCATTTCTTTGATTAATTCTTTCAGTAATTCTTCTTGCATTCTATTAAGTGTTATTGGTTTTTTAAAGGTGTGGCTTGACTGTTAAAAGCATCAACAATCGCTTCCAAATGGGTTAAATCTTTAATCTTTCTGCGTTCAAAGATCTGCCCATCTTCGGGGTCAATCACCAGCACCTCGCAAAGCCTTGTAGCCTGATTCCAGTCCAGCATCAGCGTTGGCGTAAGCATCTTTGTGAAGATTGTGTACGGGTAGCCGTGCATTTTTTCAAACACACTATCGTGCCCGTCTTCGGCCGTGAAGCCAAGGGCTTTGATGTCGCAGTAGTTAATTTGTTGTTGCATGGGGTTGCTGGTTAAGATTAAAAGGGGCGGTTGCCCGCCCCTGTTTGGTTTTACTTTACTACTTCGTTCCTGGAAGGATTTGAACAAATTATTGAGTAGGCGAACGGATTTTCGCCGTTTTTGTGGGCTTGGATAATGCCCATATCTTCATCTGTAGGTAGTGGTTTTTGCCATCCCAACGCAAACCCCATTCTTTTAATCTTGTCAAATGATTTTTTTCTGTCGCTTTCTTTAGTAAAAGAAAGAAACCTTTCACCGTTAATGGTTATGTAGTTATTGTCAACACCATTTTCCCATTGAAAGTCAAAACCCATAATGTCATTTTCATTTAGGTTTAGGTTTCTGATTTCTGCTGCTGTTAATACGCTGTTTGAAGTTTTCATAATTGTGTGTGTTTGTGTGTGTGAATTATTGTACTGCAATAGTAAAAAGAATATCAATACAAAAATCAAGTTTACTGAAATGCCCCCACTATTTTAACACTTTTTAACACTTGGCAACAAAAAAGCCCCACCGAAGTGAGGCCCTTTTGATAACCATGAAAACAACGCTTATTCAAAGATGCCTACAGGGGCATTGTAAAGAACTGGGAATTCATTTGGGGCAGATTGCCAACCGAAGGTAACAATGTACTGCTGAACATCATTCTCATCAGCTTTGGCGGGTTTTGCGATGCAACGAACAGGCTGCTCAACTACACGAATTTCATCCTCCTCGTAGTAGAACCAAGCCAATTTGTATTTGCCGATCGTGTTCAAAGTTTCGTAGAAGCTGTCGTTGCTGCTATCTACGTTCGCATCCATCACGCTTAAGGTGTGGTTGAACTTGGTCAAGATGTCGGGCGTACCTCTCCGTGGGTTGCTGATAGTAACCTCCTCAGCTTCGGGGTAGTTTGCCTTGATTTCTTTGATAATGGCAACATCACCAGCGGCGATAGCAGCAGTCCACTCAGCAGCATCGGTGTAGTCAAGAAAGGTGTAATCGTTGTCAATTACAGCAACGGCAGAAATGCCCGTAAGCCTGTTTACTTCGCAGACGTTTTCGCTGTAAACGGGTAAGTTGTCGAAACAAGAATAACTCATAGTTTTTTATTTAAAGTTTATCAAAGTTACCAATGCCGCCTCATACTTTCGTTTAATTGTCGTTATAATGCTAACTTTGTCGCTATGGACATCAGCCATTTGTCGCTTGCTGAACTTTTTGACCTTAAATCTGCGGTGAATAAGGCTATAAATCACCGCATTTCATCCGCTGCCGATGACTTTATTTGGCAACTTTGCGCCCATTACGGTGTTGATTTGAGCCAATTCAAGCAAGCAAGTAGGCGGCAGTATGCGGATATTAAGCGAATCGCATCGTACTACTTCGTTTCAATGAAAGGCTTAAGCCAATCCGAAGCGGCAGAAATAATCGGCATCAGTCGGGTAACGGTTGCCCAGCACGTGGCCAAAGTTCAACATTACAAGCGTTCAATCCCCGGCAAATGGTTTGCCATATTCAACACAATTCAATCAGTAACAAAATGAAACCCGTAGCAGTAACCCTTGGCATCGGCGATTACCTGAAGTACGCTGAAAAATCGGCAGAACTTGTCCGCAAGCATCTTGGCCTTGAAACCCGAATAATCACCGACGAACATCTTGGCCATGCCTTGCGAATGGCTGAATTCAAGCATTCGGTTTGGACGCTAAAGTATAAGATATGGGACATTTTCCCTGACCTTGACTTGGTGATGTATCACGATTGCGATTGGCGGCCAGTTCGGGATTTCGATTTGCAGGATCATCTTCCCGATTTCAAAGACGTTTACTTTTGCCTTGACCGGGATAATGACCACACCAAGGGCCTTGAACAAAAATACCGCTTAAAGCCATCGACCTATTTCAATGCCGGTTGGTTTGTAGCTAACCGCAAGCATAAGCCGATATTTGATTTCTGCTACAAAAACTATTTCAGGTACGAAAACAAATGGGGTGACCAATGCGTTTCAAATCAGGTATTCAAAAACTTGGTCACGCTGGCCGATAAGCGAATGAACGTGATGGACGTTGGGACAAATATCCCCAATGAAGAAGTGCTGGCTTTTCACTCATCATTAAACTACCCTGTTTACGAAGGCAAAGAACCTTGCCAAATTACTGGGCAAATGCTATAAGCAAATTGTTATCCACATTGTTGTATTCGTGTGGTATTCGTGTTAATTCAAATCTGATATTAGGGTAAACTTGCGATAGTAATTTAAGGTTCTGCCTGAATAAATTAACCGACCTTGCCGTCAAATCTTCGATAATATACACCCCGTTTGGCTTCAATTTGTGTATGAAATTCACCATAAATGTCATGTTGGCCTCAAATTCATGCAGCCCGTCATCAATAATAATGTCAAATTCAACACCATCTAATTGGTCGCATAGGTCGGCAATGGCTACTGAATCTGTTTGGTCGCAATAGTAGGTCTTCATTCTGCCGCCCGAAAACAATATGCTGCGGTCAATGTCTGCCCCGTATATTTGGCCGTTTTGAAAATATTCAGCCCAGCCCCTTAATGATGCGCCCGGCTTGCCATCTGCCCCCATGTTTGAAGGTATGCTGGTATTATTTGTACCAAGGCCAAGTTCAAAAAGGTTAATTGAATCTTGCCGCTTGCCGCTAAATAATTCGTGGTAAATTGTAGTGTAGTTATGCCAGCCAAGCCCTTTGTCGCTGCCGTGCCGCTTCATTATTTCACATAGTTCTGTCATTGTTCTTCGTTTTCAGGTGTATAAAAGCCTGCCGCAATTGCCCTGTTAATTACATCTTCAGGTACATCTTCGGTAGCAACGGGGATAATTTGGTGGCCGCAATTGTAACCACCCCGATAGGCGAAGATGGTGCTGGCATCCGTGCCCCTTGCCTTGCCGTCCCAATCCAAACTCGCCCATTCTTGGATTTCACGTTTATGGTAGATTTTGTTGTTACGGGTTTTGCAGAAACTTCGTGTGCCCTTGACATCAACCCCGATATATTCATAAAACTCAAACCCGTAGTCTTCGCTAACTTGCCGAATGTACTGCGCATTTGAAATGCTGTAAAAGTCGTAAGCGTTCTGCTTGGCATACCTCTCCATTCGGCCAGCAAATTCAGGTGTACCCTCAATGTTATTTCGGATGTTGCGAATCACTTGCTGAAAGTTTTCGCCCGTTGATATGCTGGTGTTTAGGATTTGCTTAAACGATTCAACCGAATCATTAACCGCAGCGTTTGCAAGTAAATCGAACACCGTAGTTTTTGCGTTGGATAAGATAGCGCCAGCCGTTGCACTTTGCACAAATGCTTCTTTGGTTATTATGCCCATTAGCTTGCCTGTATCTTCAGCCGTTGCATCAATGCTGCCAACAAAATCACGAATAGCCTTGCTGTAATCTTTGTTCATGTAGGCGGCCTTCATCTTCTGCACCAATGCCTGAATCTTGTTAAAGTTGCCTTGGCTCACCAAAAGATTGCCAGCGTCATCCGTTGCCAGCGTTGCTATCTCGCTAACTATTTGTGCAAACGCTTCACGCTGCGCCTTCTTAACCCCCCGAAAAAAGGCATCAGGCGCATCCTCCATCGACTGCGCTATCTTCTTTATAAGCCTTTCTTTGGCGGTCATTACAGCGGATTCACGATAAAGCGTTGGTCACGTTTGGCAACCTCAACCGTGCAAGGTGCGATTTCGGCATCGTCTGAATAGTCGGGTTCGTATTCGCCAATCTTCACATACTGCACCCCGTTGATGTAGAAATTGCGGTGCATTAACCCAACCGCTACCGATTGGTGAACCGCTGGCCATACAGCATCAATAGCAAGTTCTTCTACCTTTCTGCCGTTGCTGAAGAACGAACGCTGGTAAGAATCTACCCCCTTGCGTTCTTCATGGGCTATGCTGGTAATCTTGCCGTTCAGCAATCTGCCGTCAAGGTACATCGTGTTGGTGTAGCCTGTAGTGTAAACGTGGCCAAATGCGTTTGTGTCATTGTCCCACTCCAATTTCATTTCGCAGTTGATAGGCTTTACGTGGTAACATTCAGAACAAGCAAACACATCAGGTTCAAAGTCCTGTATCTTGAATCGCAAGGTAGCGCATAAGGTCACGTTGTTGTTGTGGGCTTTGATAATGATTCGCTTGGGCCCAGCGTTCATACCGAAATTTGACACCGTGAAGATATGCACCCCGTTGCTGCCGTGTGGGTTTGAACAAACCTGACTTGACAAGTCGGTGTTTTGGATGCAAACCTGAACATTGCCGTTGGTATGCCCTGATATGGTAAGTTCAAATTGCACATTGGTAACAATGGCATCAATGTCGCATCCGATTTCTTCGGCATAGGCGAAATCCCCTTGCATGCTGCCGTCAAAACATACGTTGCTGCCGTCAAGTGAAATGCCAGCGGCTATGTCGGTGTTCCAATTCCCTACCTCGCCAATCTTTTGGTAAATGGAGCACTCGTAATTGTCAGACAGGCAAACCGTATTGTCGCAGCCAGCAGGCAGTTCAATACATTTTTCAATGATGCCTCTGTTTCGTGCTGCACCTGTGTATGTAAATTCAGTCCATGCCCCGCCATTAATGCTGTACCCGTAACTATCTCTCATCAAATAAGCCTCGCTATCGCATAAACAAATGCAACCCGTGAACGGCCTTGTGGTAATGAATTCAATGCGCTGAATGTTTAAAGGTTCGCCAAACCACCAGTCAAACGTGCCGGGCGATTCAATCGGCAACGTGTAATTGGTTGCCCCTTGCGATGCTTGAAAAAATGCTGCACCTTGCGAATAACTGCAAATGCTAAATGTGGCCCTATACCAATTTGTAATTGTCCCTACTGGGAAATCAAATTGAATGCTACCGTCAAATTCATTAAAACAAATGCTATGGTCATCATTAATAGACACGCTATTAATCTCAGTAATTGAAACAGCGGTAAGCCAAATGTTGTAGATAGCGTAGCCTTGGCCAGCAGTAAACGCACTTGGTACAGTTGCTGTGCCTACCAAGGTTAAGGTAGTTGCAGCAACGCCACCTGTCGCAACGGCAAAGGTATCTCCAGTTGTAGTGTTTCGCACCAACTGATATTGGGTTACACCGCCTGAAACGAAACTTGCACCTGAATCAACCAATGTACTTGCGCTGCCGCCCGTTGCCGTGCCGGTATCAAAAGGTTCACAAACAATTAGGTTGCTGCCCATTTCCCCAGCCTGAAACTGAAAGCAAAATGGTTCGCCTTCTTCCCAAGGCAAACACATTGGCGAACCAAAGAAATCGCATAGCTGGTCTATTTGATTGTTGTATGACAGCTCACCCTCCCCGTAGAAGATTGGGCTGCTATATGGTATTGGTTGGGGTGTACGTATCGGCATATCACAAAGGTATTAAATTAACCGCCATCACCTTCTTCAGGTTCGGGTGTAATTGGGTTGCCGGGGTCAACATCAGGCTGCTCAGGTGCGGCCAATCTGCCCCTTGTTTCGCCCTCGGTAACACCCGAAATGATGTTTCGGTTAAAATCGTAAAGGTTCATTGACCTACTTTCACCGTCATCAGTAACTTGGTAAAGTAGTTTTTGGTAGGGGTTCGCCTTAATTGTCTTCCACAAATTGGCATCGATATTGGCTTTCAATTGGTTGGTAAGCATAAAAGCACCGCCCTTTTCGGCAGTCAAGATTGTGCCGCCTTCGCCCTCTAATGAATTACCAGCAATTGACCAAAATGTGTCATCGCTTAGGTAAACTTGAAAATATTGGTTCGCAGTTGGCTCGGTTGCAATCAATTGAATTTGAAATATATCGCCAGCATCTGCGTTAAACATGCCAAAAAACAAATCAAAATCCCTATATCTTTCATCAGATGTTTGGCTAAATCGAAAAAATGGGCTTGTTTTCTTTATCGTTTTAACCCCGATTAAAGATGAATCCCATTGCGCAATAATAAATTCAAAAGTAGTGTATGAACTAAATCCAAGATTTGAAAGCCAGTTGATGAAAATAGACCCCTTAATTCTAAAAGAATACAATGCTGGCACTTGACAAACCCATGTTGAATTGCTTATGTTGTACCCTGTGCTGGGGTCGCTACCCTTAACACTTATATCGGTAAACTCCCCAGTAATTGCCAAGTAGTTCAGATTGTTTGGTGCTACCAAGTCATCAAACACAGGGCCCGCAAGTGTTAAATTTGAAGCCCAATCACCAATAGGACTGCCGCTAAAATAATTGTAGATAAGATACATCCTTTTAGGTGGCCCCGGCGATTGATTTATTTCATCCCTTGCTAATAATTTTGAGTATGGGATGTTTATAAATTCAGGCACATAGTACGCATCGAAATACTGCTGGCCAAAACTTGCATATTGGCTGGCGGCATTACCCGGCACTCCATCCGCATTCCTAATCATTACATTGTAGTTGCTGATGCTGTTGTTGAATACATTGAATATCGGCGGTGTGCCAACAGAACTAAGTACTGGTGTGCTTATGTTGCCCGGCGCATTCTTGTAAAAACACGAAATCAAAAAAGCATCTTCATCGTAGCTATCATCAAAATCGGGATTGCCGGGTGTGTTCAAAAACCGCATGCACATCACGTAGTAAATAAGGTTGGTGTGTGTAATCAAAACACTACAACGCAAATCCCATTCGCTATCTACGTTTGAATTGTACTGAAAATAATAGTCCTCTTGCCATTGAAATACAAACGGGGTCTTGGGAATCCAATTCCAGTTGGTCATTACCAATGCCGCCGCCTGAACAGAACTCGGTGTATCGAAATCCTCCCTCGTTTCCGAACTGCCAACAATGGCAGAAGCGTACAGCATTGAAGTGTCTATGCTCTCGGTTACCCCAGCATCCACATCGAATAGGTTAATGCTTTGCGACTGCCGAAAGTAATCAATAGGCTCAACCCGAATTCGCCATTGGCCTACGTTGTATTCTTCAACGGCAAAGGCCAAGTTGTATAGTTTTGACAAATCCCCAAACAACTCATTCCACGAAACTACAGGGCCGATATCAATAGCATCACCCCTCAACTGCCGACCGCTTAAAATATGGGCCGTTTCTTGGCCAACAACAGGGGTTAAATAATTCGATACAAAGCCAATCTGCCCGTCACTCATAGCAGCAACAAGGTAGTTTAAGGCATCGTATGCCGTCATTGACTTGCGGCCAAACCCCGGTATCGTGATTGGCACAGGCAGATTCATGAATCTTATTTCTTGAACATCAGTAATGGCAACCGCAGAACTGATGTCTTCGCCCAGCTTGCTATCGGGTGCGCCAAGGCTGAACCCAATGTTTACGTTATTGCGGATCTTGGCGAAAAATCCCCTATCAACGATTTGGCACGATACGGTCTTTTCGTATAGGTTAAACTCGCAATCGCTGGTAAATATCAACCCATTAACAACCGCTTCAAATGCGCCTGAATGTGGGTTGTAAGCTACGATGTTCAACGGCACAGGGGTATCGTAGTCATCCCGAAACCGTTGCTGCAAAAATCGGTAGGTGTCCCCAGTGAATGTTATCTCACCTTCAAAGTCAAACAGCAAACCACGGGCCTCTTCATCCCAATAGATGCGTTCTTTGATGTCTTCAACGCCCATAGCATCGCCAGTTACGTTGATGCTGTTAAGCGTTACTATTGCGGTATTACCTTCCACCTCTTATTTTTTTGCGGTTAATTTTCATGGTTTCAAAGCCAGTCCTATTGACTGCCGTTTGTTCTTTTATTGCCCGGTAAAGTCGGTAGTCATCGAAGTTACTTGACATCTGCAAGGCCATTGATGCTGCCAATCGGTCGGCAAAATCTTCTTCTGCTTGCCGCTGTTGCTCAATCAATGCTGGGCGCACAAAGTTGTTGTTGATATACCCGTCAAGGTTCCCGTCAATCCATGATTTCGCAAGGCCTGGATATTGCAGATTGTTTCGTGTTGGGATAATCGCCTCGCCCTCATGCGCCATAATTGGTATGGTGTCCTTCCCCTTTGGGTTGCCGCCCCTTTGAAGGTATGCCGTACCATCGTAGAACCCGGGCTTTGGAACTTCGGCAGATAGCAATTGTGTTGTTTGGGCGAATGCGCCAACTACCGCCCCTACCATTGATGCGATATACCCAGCCAAAACAAAAGGTGCACCCGGCCCTGTTGTTGCTGCTGATGAAGTAGCCCCAGCAATAGCGGCAGCAATAGCCGAAGCCATTTGTATTTGAACCTGAATCACGGCTAATGCTTTAACATACTCGGCATTCTCACCGCTAAGGGCAGCAAACGCACCTACCATTTGGCCAAAATTGCTTTCCAATGTTGACAATCCACCAGCCACATTTGATGCAGCTTCGTGAATGGCCTGAATTGAAACTACCGCATTTTCTGCCGATTCTTCATCTACATCAAGTTTTACCTTAATGCTCATTGCATCAGGGATTGGCAGTTCGGGCAGCGATGTATCTGTGTCTGTATCGGCAGGCTCCATTGGCAATATTTCAGGCCTTTGAATGTTTACCTCAGCATTAAATTCTTCAATGGTCTTTTTCAGTCCATTAAGTTGGTTTTGCAGAAGATTTGCTTGCTCTGTTTTTTTCTTAGCCCCAATCCAATCACCTTTAAGCGCAAGAAGTTCGGCCTCTGTATTTAGCTTAGAAATTTCCTCTGTAACAAGTTCAATGGCGGTCTTTGCTTTCCCGTTTCCATTGGTATTGTCATTCGTTGTGGTAGTCAATGATGACATACTATTTACAAGGTTTTTCGTATCGGCATCAAGATTGTTAATCTCGCTGTCAATCTTAGCCACCTCGTTTTGGGCAACATCGTATGCTTTTGCTTGCTTTTGAATTTGAACTAAAAGTTCATCGCCAGTTGTAATTGCCCTCCTTGTTTGTTCTGCCTTTTCCCTTTCAGTTTCGCTTAATGCTAATTCATTGATTCTTTGGTCTACCAAACTTTGATTGTACTGAGCAACTGTCATGCCCCTTTCCTCCAAAAACTTCTTTTCTAAAGCATTAAGTTTTGCCTCCTCTTGGGTTGCTTGGCCAGCAAATTTTGCCCTTTGTTTTAGTAAAGTTGTGTATTTCTCCTCCTGAATTTGAAGGGCAATTTTTGCTTTTATGCCCTCAATAACTTTGTCCTGTGCCTCCTTTAACTGATTTTGAAATGCAACTTCATCCGAAAGGTTTTTTAAAGTAGTCCCATATCGTTTGTTGATTTCATCGATAAGTTCTTTTCTCTCTTGACTTTTTGGGTTTGTTTTCGACAATGCTGAGAAATAGTTATTTGCAACACCAAGTTGTTCTGTTTCTGCCTCAACAAGCCTTTCGGTTACGCTTTTTAACTCCTCTTGCCTTTCGCTTAACTGGTCTACTTCCTCGCCAGCCTCATCAACTCCATCAATAAAATCAATGATGTATGGTAATGCGAATGCAAATGCCGCTGTGAATAGGTTTGTTTTCAGCGTTTTATTCAATGCCAATGTGGCGGTATTCATTGTCATAATACCCTTGGCAACCTGTGGCAACATAGAAACCAACGGGCCCAACTTCCAACCTCCAAACGCTAATGCAGCTGCGCCTGCCGCCTTGGCAAAAGACATCACCGTGTCTGCATCAAGATTCTCAAGAATTTGGTTTAAAGATTTCAATGTTGAATTAAAGGTTGGCAGTAATTTCTGCCCTACCTCTGTTTGAAGGTCTTTAAATGTGGCCTCCAATATCCGCTGTTGGTTAGCAACACCATCCGAAGTCCTTGCGAAATCACCTTGTGCATCTGCGGTCTGCTTAAATATAAGGGCATTGGCAGCCAATACCTTTTGCTGTGGTGTTAATGCCCCCTTGGTTGTTTCAATAAGGCCCATTGCCAATGCCTCTTGTTTCAAAGTGGCTTCATCCATTAACACCCCAAACCTACGAATCGGCTCGGCCTCGCCTCTTAACGCTGCACCCAATGCCAATGCCGCTTCTTCAGGTGTTGTGTTGCCGAATGATGCAAGGTCGGCAGACAATGCCACAAGGTCGGTGCTGAATTTGCTCAAATCCTGCCCGGTCAATCCAGCCGATTTGCCGAATACCCCGAATGAAGCCGCAGCATCAATGGCCTGTTGTTTAGATTGACCGAACTGCTTGGCTGAATTACTGGCAAAGTCCTCAACGGCCTTACTTGCATCCCCAAATATCTGTTGGCTTTTGCTTAATGTTTCGTTAAGGTCGGATGCCGCATCAATGGTCTGCTTGGTAAATCGAATAATCTCACGGGCAGCGAAGGCCGCAGCTATCTGTTGGCCAAGGTTTTTGATAGTGTCTTTTAAGCCGTTTGCGTTTTTGCCTACGTCATCAAGGGCCTTGCCAGTATTCTTACCAGCGTCCTTGGCGGCAGTTTCGACATTGCCTAATCTACTTTTTAGGTCGTCTAATTCCTTTTTTAGCTTGGTTGTTTCCGCTTGAAACTCCAGCACTATTTTGTCGATTGCCATCGGCTTCTTTTGTTTTAAGTTTTAGTAAGCGAATGAAGTCATTGATTGTGCCCGAAGCCATCAAATCAACAAACTGCGAATGTTCGCCACTACACAAAAATAAGCAATCGGCATCGAAATCGCTCAACCAATTGAAGACCTTATCTCGCCAAGAATCGACTTTAAGATGTCCTTCTTTTTTGTTTGAAACTGGTCGCTGGCTTGCCAAAGCTGCTGCCATACGTCTGCCAGTTGCTCGGCATTGGGTAAGAATTCGTTCATGCCAGCGGACAAAAAAAAATCATGGTTCACGAATTCACGCTTAAACAACCGTAACTTTTCAGCCTGAATCGTTTCGTTTATTTCAAACGGGTTTTCATCATCACGGATCAGGTTCAACGCTGCCAACTCAACAATCAGGTCGGTATGCAACCCCAGTTCTTTGTGCCTACTTTCGGCTTCTTGAATTGCCCATAAGCATTGTTGCAATCCTTTGCCCCTATCCTTTCGGCTTTGACCTTCAATGGCAGCCACCACGCTTTCACGGGCAATTGCCAAAATGCTGGTCAGTTCATCGGATGTAAGCCGATTATCCAACTGAATTAAGACAGCCTGAATTTCTTTGTACCTGACAAGCGGCACGTCACCTGAATCACGAAACTTGTAGTATTTGTGGCCGTCAATGTCAACCATGAATTCACAGCCAGCTTTCCAGTTCTTGGCATCAGGTTTCAAGGCAACCAACACCGCATCGGGGTAGTGTTTAACCAGCCACTTGGTAATCTTACTTACGACCATTTGGCAAGTTTTAGAATGATACCGTTCAACCCAGCAAGGCAGAACACGAAGATGGGCCAGCCGATTGCGGTCAGCGCATCAACGGGCTGGTTTGCGATAATCACATCCCCCCAGTATGCAATCGTGCCGTACACCGAAGCCATACAGGTAGGGCAGTCAATTACTGGTTTGGCAAGTTCGGGAAACTGCGAAATGAAACGCCAGCGAAGGTCATCTAAAATCATGCCATCGACTGAAGACAGCCACAGGCCGAAGATGAATAGCGAAGTTAAAAGAAGTGTTGTCATGGTTGTTGGTTGTTTATTGTGGTTGAATCATTTGTGTTGAAGGTGCGGCCGTGTCGCTGCGCCAAAAGGTTAAAAGAAAGCCATCGTATGCCCCGTCAATCGGCACGAAGTTCGCCACGTCATCACCGTCTGCCACCACGAATAAAGTGTAGGTGGTCGTGTTGTTGAAGAACAACGGGTTCACGGTCAAATCAATAGTAAGCATACCACTAACGCTGCTCACTATATCATACTTTAACACCTTTTTTGACCCGTTATGCACGATAAATACGTCATAAGCGGTGCTGGGATTGGCGGTACCGATTTCAAGGTCGGCAGCCAATTGGCAGTTCGTAGGTGCAGACAACACCTTCGCTGGTGTTAAATCTTGGGGGCAGATAGGGTTCATTGTGCTTTGCTGAATTTGTTCAAATATACAGAAGAATCGGCAAAACATGGTGATGAAATTTTGACATAAGCATCTTTCTTGCCAAGTATCGCACTCCACAACTTGCCACCAAACCATTTGCCGGGCCTTTCCCAATATCCCACCACGTTCAATTCGTAGTCGGTTTGAATCGTAACAACGGCTGGCTTTTCGGGATGCACAATTGCGGCAAATTTCATGCACATGGTGTCAAGTTTGAAGGATTGGATCGGGCACGGCAAAGTTTCGATATGCCACCTATCAACCTCTACCTCAAAACTATCAATCTTGGTGCGCCACTTGGTGCGGTACACGAATTCAACACGGCTGCCTTTGATTTTCAGGCTATCAAGTAGCCGCCGATTCTCTTCCCGTAACTGGTCATTTGTCAAGGTCAATGTTCGGGCGGTTGCCGATGCCGTCTGCTGAATTGCCTCGTAATTGCTTGCATGCCGTTCGGCCTCGGCCTTATAGTTACATGACTGCTTACCCAAGATGAAAGCGGCAATCAGGGCAATGATGCCCCAATGCCGCAGAACAAATCCAGTCCAGTTCATCGTACCTTGCGATTGTCAATCCTAAAATTCTCAACACTAAAGCTGCCGTCTTCTTCGATTTCGACAATGGCCGCCCCGTGATTCCACTTTGTAAAAGCAAAAGGCCGATAAGCTGGGCGAAGGTCACAAAGGCAACCCGTAGAAAAGCAAGCAACTCCTTTGCCGTTTAGGTCGCTTTCGTGATGCTCCGATGTTTGATGGTTGTGGCCAGCCAAGGTAGATGCCTTGCCACGTAAGAACAACCCCCGTGCTGGGTTTACTGGGCTGAAGATGCTATCCCCAAATTCGTGCCCGTGAATGACGTTCAACTTACCAAACTTCGCTACCTGTTTGCTATCGATTAACTCAATCTCAAAATCATCCAAGCCAAGGGCCTTTTTCAATTGTAACCCGTCAAGGCCATGCAGTTCAGGTGCGTTCTGCAAGATGTAGCGTTCCCACCTGTCCTCATGGTTGCCCAGCTTGTAATACACGTCAACACCAAGGTTTGAAATGCCTTCAAAGAAGTTACGGGCCATGCCTACCTCAACAACGGCAGATGTAATGGCTGGGTCTTTTTCCCAACGGCTAATCTTGGCGAAATCAATCACATCCCCATTCAGGTAAATGCCGTCAATGCCTGACTTAAACCCGTAATCAATAGCCGTTTCTAATGCCTCCAAAGAATGGTAAGGTATATGAATATCCGATAAGACCAACACCTTGCGGTGATGCGAAGGCAAATACCAATCGGCCTTGCTGGTAGTTTCGCCACGCTGAATAAAACTTGCCATGTATTCGCTTGGCTTCATTTCATCCCTTACAAACTCAGGACGTAGTTTGCCTGAACTTGCAGCCAGTTTACGATGGTAATCGCCACCAGCACCTATGCGATACCTGATATTTCGCCTTACGTTGTCGATTTCTTTGTCGGTTTGGTCAAATATGCCGGGGTTTTCGGCCACGATTTTTCTTGCTAATGTTCGGGCAAAAAAACCCGGTTGCTGTTCATCAAGGTATTTGTCAATGATTTCAGTTCTTTGTTTACTCATGGTTTCCCTTTTTGGTTTAGCCAAATTTAGTTAAAATGCAATAGGCCAAACCCTTTTTAACTTTTCTTAACGGTTGCCCACCATTTACGTGCGTCAAAACAAGGGCAGGCTTTGGCAACGTTTGGGAAATCACGATGGCCCAAAACTTCAGCATTGGGGAATTGTTTCGCAAGTTTGTTCACAAGTTCAGCCATCGCCTTGCGCTGTTCTTTCGTGCGGTTGTCGGTAGGCTTGCCCTTTTCATCAATGCCACCAATGTAGCTGATGTGAATGCTATCGTGATTGTGGCCTTTCACCCCGTTGCTGGGTTTGGTAATCGGCCAGTTTTCAACGATTGCGCCATCCCGTTCAATGATAAAATGGTAGCCGGGTGACCTCCAGTTCAGCACCTTCTTGTGGTAGCGGTTGATGCTGTCTGCCGTTGCCGTTACTGCGCTGGCGGTAGTGTGCAGAACAATATGGTTAATTGGTCGCATCTTCAAATGGGTTTATTGGTTTAGGGGCAACCCAAGGTATCAACGGTAAGTCCTTTACCCAAGCAAATTCTTCGTTAACTGTTTGGTCGATTTCTTCAACTGAAATCACCCAGTTGGGTGGTTCGTTGCCGTCTTGGATTGGGTTAAAATAGCTGTCGGGTGCATACAACTGCCCGACAAGTTTGTCCTTTTGTTCGATTGTGAGCAAGCCTACGAATTCGGTTTCTTGACCTTTGGGTATTTCGCTTCTTGTTATCATACTTGGCGGCCTAATGTGGTTTGGAATGCTTGAACGGCGGTATAGTAGTTGGCGGCTTCGGTGTCGGTTAGCCCATCCCCTATTGATGCGAATGCATAATTTGTTCCAGCTCTTTGATAAGAAGCTATGTTGCCAGCATTATTTGCTGCGCCAATTACAATATTAAAATTTGGATGAGAGGCAAAAGAAACACTTGAAGTATTTAAATTTGAACCATTTCTAAATAATTTTTGAATCGATGAACTATTTTGCCTATTTGATAAAAATAAACCTGTTGTTAAATTTGAAAGTGACGAGAAAGATGCTCCAATGCCAAAATATGTCAATGCTTCACTATAAATTGATAGAAAAGTCCACTTGTTAGGAGATGGACTGTACACATAAATATCGGCATGTTGGCCATAAATGCTTAATGTTGTTCTGTTGTAAATTGATAAATGCCCATCATTTGTGCTTAATGAAACAAAAGGATTTAGATTTGTATCAGCAAATGTGTTAGTTCCATTTGTTATTATTCCATTTGCTGAATGCGTCCAGCCTCCTGAAAATGACAATCTAAAAGCTGCATTTGTATCTTGTGGGTCTTTTAAGTTGTATTTATGCGTTGTTGCTGTTCCCCCAACAAATGGGTAGATGGCTTTCATTTTTGTCCAAATGCCAAAGCCTTTTAACTGAACTACAAGCGTATCAATGGCCGAAGTTATTGTCGCATCTGTAATGCCAGCAGCGGTCAAAAAAGCAAGCGCATCTGGGTCAAGACCTAACCCCCCAGCCATCATTTGTAATCGTAACCGCCTCATTAAACAGCTGGTGTTATGATGTAACCAACATTCGTCCCTCCCATCCAAAAGAACACAATCAGGTTCACTTTGGTAAGGCTATAATCAATCGGCCCGAACTTTACCGCCGTGCCGCCAGTTACTACAATCACAGGCGCAACGGTGTCATCGTGATAAACAATTTGGTCAATGCCCCGAACTGCATTTGTCAGGCTAACCGCTATGTTGCCCGTTGCTGGGGCGGCATAAGTGCCGTATTCTTTCGGGGTGTCAAGGGTTATTGATGTGCCCGTAGTAGTGGCAACCGTGTTCTGTTTGCCAGCTAATGCAGTATCCACGTAACCTTTATTCGCCGCATCACTTGAAGCCGATGGGCTTGAAAGAACGGTTATGGCATTGTTGCCCATGTTTATTGGGCCAGTCATTGTACCGCCAGAAGTATCTAACTTGCCAGCAAGATTGGTGTCCACATAGTCCTTGGTAGCTGCATCGGTGTTGGCAATCGGTGCACCCAAGTTTTCGATTTGGTTGCCGGTCATATCCAAGTCCCCAGTCATTGTGTCGCCTGTCTTTTGCACAGCAGTACCCACTTGGCTTAACGCGTTGTTGGCCGTTGCAAGGGCATTATTTGCGTTGGTGTTGGCAGATGCCGCCGTACTTGCTGCGCTATTCGCTACCGCCAAGGTGGATGCCATTAGCAGTTGCTTGGTCGTTTTCTTTGATACCCCAGCCTGAACAACGTAAAGCAGGTCTGCATCGTTGCTGGTAGTCGCAGCGGTTAGTTGTGTTACCTTTTGGTTTGCCATTAGATTTCGATAAAGTCGTT